TGTTTCTGTTTTAGTCGAGCCCATCAGGTTAACTCCATAACATAGTGTCTGTAGATTTCGCGAAACGGTGACGCGTCTACGTATTTATCAAATCCCATTCTGCCGTCCGCTTCGACAGCTCCCAGATCGGCTTTGCGGGCGAGGTTGGCAAATGTTGCGATCGCATCGTTCATCCACTTCTCCATTTGCGTTCCGCCCATAAACTCAATCTTCAGGGTGTTTCTCTGAGGGTGCTTTACGACGGACGTTGTCACGGCCGCTACTAGCGTGTCCTCGACGTGAACTAGCCACATGACTGCGCCCCCGCCTCTTATGTCGTCTTCAACGTCCTGCATGGTGACGTTGTTTGCTTGCCTTGCGACCGCCGGAGCTATCAGCTCCATGCCTGCACCCAGAAACCGATCAAAGTCATCCTCTAGCACTGGCAAAATCGTTACGCGTGGCGTTGGGTATAAATGTACAACATTATCAGTCATATTAACACCCCTAGCCATGCAACCTCGTAATTGCAATTGTTGACGCTGGCGCGGCAGGTGCAAATGCAGTTGCAGCCGTGGCATCTAAAAACCCGCTTGTGCTATCTACTGCCCACATAGCCTCTAAATAATCGTTAGCACTTACATCAAAGATCGCAGAGCGTGACACAACTAGCACAGCATTGTTTTGGTGCAGCGCGTTTTTCATCGTTGATCCTGTAACGTCTGCCCCGTTGATACGAGGCCAAAACCAGAAGTTCACTGTGCTGCTGGACGTTGATGCAATCTGCGCAGAAAAGCTAATCATGTATTGACCAGCTTCAGCAAACACAATGCGACTTGCAGGCGTTCCATTTGTTACGCCTTCAGCAATGCTAGAGGTGTATGTCAAAGCATAAGCTGTGTTTGCAGATGCCGCTGTCTGGTCTGTTGTGACTGCGCCAGCGTACTGACCATCCTCCAAGACGATCTGCACAAACGCACCATCCTTGGACACAACGGGGTAGCCGTTCACCTCATCCCATAAGATGATGCCGTTCTCCGACGGATTGTCTCCTGCTGACTTAAAATACAGGCGCGGTAGCTGACGCTGCAAATAAGTCGTAAGCTCACGCCCCCATGCTTTAAGGTTGTCGGTAATGGGAGGTAATACTGGTGCCGCCATTACCTACGCCCACCCGCCTTTGCGTCTATTCGCATTGTGCCAACCTTCCAATTGGAAAGCGTTTGACCTTCTACTTTCATGCGCACCTGACGACCTGAGAACCGCACAGATGTTGGATCAGATGGAGTGTAGGGGCCGTGCGTGTATTCTGTGTCATTGGGATAATAGCGGCTCTTAAATGTGACATTTACGTCGCCCTGAGTTTGCTCATCCGTAATTAGGTCAGTTACCTGCATTATGTTATCGCCGCTACCAATACTTATTGGGCCAGTTTCTGCATAAACGGATTGACTTGAATGAGCCAAGCCACGCTCATGGTCATAAATGTAACCATCCGCATCAAATAGCATTGGGTATGTAAAAACATTTCTTTCGGTGCCGCATGTGCGCGACAGGCTTCCTATAAGCCAATGATTTTCCTTGTAGTCGTATGCGACATAGCGATCAACTTCATTTGACCCAGATGAGCAGTAGAACCACCATATTTCACCAAACTGACCGTTTGCCATTGCCCATGTCTTGCTGACCTGCGATGTATTTATATCGTTAAAAACATGGTCATGCACTTCGCACGGTATCTCTGATACAGTGTTTCCGTTGAAGGCAAAAAAGCCGCGCTGACCCATCCAGAACGTACCAGCGTCAACATCGGCTACAGCTTTTCTGGCAATCAACCCGCAAGATGTGCCAACTCGCTCAAATCCATAAACATAGGGTGGCCCGATATAACGAGCGGTATGCGCTGAGGTTGTTGTCAGGATTAACGTCTGGCCGCGCGTTCTAATTGCCGCCTGTATTTCGCCAGAAGTTTGAAGCTCAATGTCGCCAGCTTCGTTTGTGCTTGCCGCTGCCCAGAGCGTGTTATCTTCTCGATCACACCACTGAACCTTGCGAGGATTGCCGCCCGCGCCAAGCGCAAACAGAAAGCGCTCTTCAGTCACAATAAGGCCGACATTGTCTACTGGTGCATTTGATATAGCCGCAGCGTCAGAGCCTGTCCCTAATTGCCACTCTAACAATCGCCCATCAGCAGTAGAACAGGCCACAAGATACTCGCCCCAGTTATCTAAAGACCAAGTCGTTGCCTCTGTTAGGTTTCCAGTGTCAGAGCGCGGCGTTCCGTATTCTTCCTGACCATAAAAACCATAACCATAGCCTGTTTCAGTCGTTGCGCTTACATAGCCAGCAGTTAGGTCTGTGGGGGTAATGTCGTAAGTCGTGTTGCTTCCAATTGCAGCATAAAGCTCATTATGAGTTCCAACTGCAATATACCTTGTTCCATCTATTGATTGCCATGTGTGCATTGACCTTGGAACACTTGTAGTTAAATCGCCAGATGTCCCAAAGTCTGTGTTCACAGTCCACCCGCCAACTGGCCTTAGAGAGCCATTGCGCCAACGCACAAGAGAACCATCACGCCAGCGCCCAGCAGCGTCAAGGTCAGTACCTGTTCTGTAAAACCCTGCTGGGAGTTTGAGCGGTATTAGAGCCATCTTTATGCTCCCATTGCATCAATCTGTGCTTGTAGGCTATCACATTTCGCTGAAAGTTGTTTGATTGCATTAACCATTACTGGAAGCAGTGCGCTCTCTTTTAGCTTTAGATTTTCTGCGTCACTATCGTCCACGATAGTTTTTGACGGTGCGCCAGCCGCATCAAAAATGGTTTTCAGTTCTTGTGCCGAAAAGCCAAGGTACTGCTGTTCCTTTTTGTGCGTTCCGTCTGGAGTTGGTTTTTCTGTTACCTCCCCGTTCTCATCAAACTCGTAGTAGTCAGACCGCATGTCCCATTTAAACGCGATTGGATTAATCTGATTGATTTCTTCCAATCCAAGATTACAGCTTGTCTTATCGGCCTTATCGCGTTCATCTGATGTTACTGTCCAAGAAACCCTAATATACGCATTGGTGATGCTGTTGTTCCCCAGAACAATTTTATTACTGCTTCCTATTATATTCCCCGATGGGGATGTTGAGTTGCCAGCATTGTAGCCAATGGCGATGTTATTACTTGTAGTACCACTTCCACTATCACTTGCTGCAAGCCTGCCGATAACAACGTTATTTTCCGCAGTTCCAGCGCCAGAACCATTTGCGCCATCAAGAATATTATGGCCAATTGCTACATTATAATTTGCCGTATAATTATTAGCACTTGTTGTAGGTGTTCTTAAATTACTGTTTCCGATAACCTGATTGCCATAACTGGTAAATGTTCCAGACGCATTTAGCCCTGATCCTAAATTGCCTTCACCGATTACAACGTCATATTCGCAGTCTATATCGCCTGACGCCGCAATAGGCATGTTTCCGTCGCCAATGATTTTGCATGCATATGCCGTTACGTTTGATGGAACTGTTGTCGTTCCTTTTAGGTTATCATTACCCATAATCACGCTTTCGCGCGCATCAAACGTAATTCCAGTTGAGGCTGATCCAGTAATGTTATTCATGCCGACATTGACTGACGGCATGCGCGTCAAAGTTGGGCTGCCAGTTGAAGTCCCCCAATAACACAAGTCATTGCCTAAAAATATGGCACCGCCATTCCATGCACCAACTGTCGTCCAGTTCTCAAGAATGTCACTTCCGATTGATGTGATGTTGTTATTTCCAGTGGCGTTTGAATTGTCAAAGTTATTAACGCCGTACAAAATTCTTGCGTTCGTAGTGACAGTTTCAGCCTCTGGAACAATTTGAAGGTACTTTGATGTTCCACTTATGGAGATTTTAGCGCCAGACCCCTCAATAGCATCACCAGTAGTTCCATTAAATCTAGGTATCTCCCAATCTGTTGTAGATGATGGGCCGCTAACTCCGCCATTGTTTAAATCTGATGCTGTCGCAGTGACAGTTACGCCGCCAATCTGCCACGATCCCTCAGTGAGATTTGGCTGTATGGCGGTGGTGCCATCAAGCAAGTCATCAATAGTATCTAGGTTCGTGTTGAGCTTAGTGCCCCAAGTATCAGCAGATGCACCTACTTCTGGCTTGGTCAGGCCAAATGTGGTTGTTGTTGTATCAGCCATCTAAATCTCCTATGCGTTATCAGCAATATATAGCATTACTTGCCTCGCGTCTATGTTAGCGGACTTAGGTCAGTCCAAGTGTCGGTGTCCTCAGAAACGTCAGTCCAGATGTCGGTATCTTTAGCTTGATCTGCCCAAACGTCTTGATCTTCTGCTTGGTCAAGCCACTTGATCGTAAGCGCACCCAACGCTTCAGAAACAGCTTCAGAAACGGCACTACTTGCGTAGGTTGCATTTCCGTTGATAACAAATACGCCGTTGGCATCGCTGAGAACGCCGATGTTTGTGCGGGTTACGCCGCCCGCTACATCAACTTCCGTTTCTGCAATCGCAAGCATACTGGACGGCTTAACGCGCGTAACGCCGATAAGAGTTGCCGCTGATCCCGCAGAAAGTACGCCACTACTTGTCGTCTTATTGCCAGCGATGCGGACGCTTGATCCGTCTCCGTAGTCCGCGTATCCGTTTACCCAGTAGTCATCTATGACGTATAGAGACTGAGAGGCTGCGCCAGATGTGCGCACGCGCACGGCGCCCATAAGCGTAGTGCTTGCGCCGTCCGCGCGTATCGAGCCTTGCCGCACGCGCGTAACGCCTGTCACAGTTGCCGTTACTGGCTCCTGAACAAGTGCGCCTGCGACAACACGATTGCCGCCAAATAGTGATGATGAAGTGCCGTCTGCGCGTAGGCCTGTAAACCGAACGCGCGTAGGCGCTGTAAGTGTTGTGCTTGTGCCGTCAGATTGCGCTGCGGCAAGCTTGGCATCGCCTACCGCATACCCTTCCAGCCAGTAGGCTTCGCCACCTGCTGCGCTTGGCTCTGGCTGGACGTAGTATGCGGTCATGCTTTAGCTTTCTTCTGGTAGCTCTTTCTTGAGCATATCCATGA